GGCTTTTTTGGGCCTTTATTTTTATGGCATTGCTGGAATGTGTAGCTGCCAGGGAGCGGACTGGATGTACGAAAATCGCAATCCAGCCGCCGAAACCCGGTTAAACGAATTATTCAAGATCGACTAAATATCCTGCCAGACGGTAGGTGAGGTAAGTGTTTTGATGCCGTTTCAATTATGTGGCGATAGAGAGTACCACAGAAAAAATCAGCGTTCCTCGTGCGGTTATTTTGAATGGAAGACGGATGTCGGTAGCAAAAGCCTGTCGGGTTGACCTGACAATGGGATGAAGCCAAAGTGTTTATAAAACGAGATGGCTTTATCGTCTTTTGCATCAACAATGATTCCGACCACGGCGAGAACGGAGCTCGCCTGAGAAACCTTTTGGCAGGCATCGGCAAGTAACATTGATCCCAAGCCTTGGCCTTGTGAATCATTATCTACGGCCAGTCGTCCAATCAGCGCAACTGGCACCGGATAGCGGGGGAGTTTTCGGGCAAGTGATGTTGGTAGGCTTGAGCAATTTACGCTCCCTGCACTTAAGGTAAAGAATCCAGCCAGTTTTTTGGTATCACTATCAGGCGTTGCGACGAATACGCGTGAAACGTTTTTGCGTATATCCTGTGAGGCGTAGCGACGGATGTATTCATTCAGAGGATCTGATCCACACTGAAAGTCCGCTGTGTTAATGCCCGCATCAAGTGGGCGGATGAGGTATCCCATCAACGTACCTGATCAGCGTGGCGTTGGAAGGCGCGTTGTAAAGCCGCGTTAGGAGCGGCGGGCGCATCAAGTGCCGCCAGGAATGACTCGAAGTCTCTTGGAGTCAATGTGATTGACTCATGTTCTTGTACAATACGTTGAGCTGAAGCGAGTGCATTCGACAGCACAAATTCTGAAATGCTGACGTGGACATAACTGGCCGCCTTATCCAGTAACTGACGTGTGTAGTTGTCGCATCGTATATTCAGGCGACTTTCTTTGGTCATCGTTGTTTCCATGACGGACTCCCTCAAGTTTGATGATGCTATTGTGCGCCATATGTACTCACAAATCAATGGCTGTGTGAGCTTTTACTAATAATTCATTTGCCGGACTTTTGCCGGTCTTGGTTATGCATCGTTGTGCGTTGTAGTGCATTGTTGTAACGAAAGACCACAGCACATTGCCAATTAAATCAATAAGTTACGATTAAAGAACTATTCTACGAACCAAGGGGTCGGGCGTTCGAATCGCTCCGGGCGCACCATATTCGGATGTAAAATAAAAGGGTTAGGCAGAAATGCTTAACCCTTTGTTCATTCCGTCGATGAAATGGTGACACTTTCGCATGAGATTCAGTGATACCAATTGAAACGAACTGCACTTGTTTCTTGGTCTAGCCACATAACCATAGAATTCTTCACCTTTACGATGTGCTCAATAGTGACTGGATTGTGCACGTAGTGTAAGGCCGCGCGCGATTTGGCACTAATTTGCGCAGATTTTGGCACAAGGAATCCGCCGATTTTTCGTTAAAAAGAGCGATTCATACGGAAGTTTTAACGGAGAATCCTCTGCAATATTTAACCCCGTTGTAAGTTACAAAAAAGCCGACCACACAAAGTCGGCTTTTTCATTTACTCAGCTAAGCGAAATAAAACAGGTGCGCTTTCCCGCTATACGAAAGCGACCTCACCAGTTGCGGATAATCAACTCCGCTGTCTTGTTCGCCTTACCCTGTCCACCCACTGTATAGGTGATGTCCACGCTCTCCATATTCAGCCCGGCGAAGGCTTTGCGCATTTCGGGGATGTCGTTGACGCTGATTACCATCTTGCCTTTGATCGTTCTGGCCAGCTCGGCCATACGGTCGTATTGCTCAATACCGAAGTCCACGCCATAGCCTTCCGTGCCGTAGTACGGCGGATCGCAATAAAACAAGGTATGTTCACGGTCGTACTTGGTGATGCACTTATCCCAGTCCAGATGCTCAATGAAGGTCTGCGACAGACGCAGGTGCGCCTGGCTCAAATCCTCTTCGAGCCGTAATAGATTGAGACGTGGCGCGCTGGTGGTGGCTGTACCGAAGGTCTGGCGACTGACCTTGCCGCCGAACGCATTCTTTTGCAGGTAGAAAAACCGCGCTGCGCGTTGGATGTCGGTGAGGATTTCTTCGGGCGTATCCTGCAACCATTTGTACATCTGGCGACTGGTCAACGACCACCTGAACTGGCGGACAAACTCGTCCATGTGGTGCTTGACCACTCGGTAGAGGTTCACCAGTTCGCCATTGATGTCGTTCAGCACCTCGACCTTGGTTTGATCCTTCATGAAGTAGATCGCCGCCGCACCACAGAACGGTTCGACATAGCAGGTATGCTCTGGAAACAGCGGAATGATGCGCTTGGCCAGACGGCGTTTTCCGCCGATCCACGGGATGATGGGTGCAAATGTTGTTTTGTTCATACTGTAAGCCCTTTTCACTGGTTAAAAATGTGCTAAGGTTCGCCTGCCGCGTCGACGTGGTAGGGAGCCTTGGCTTTGGCTCACAGGTATTCACTGTGGGTTATAAGTGGCCGAGGTCATGTTGACGCATGATCTCGGTCGCTCTCTCTTTATCTGATTACCAAACTACTGATAGAACATCATTCACTGATGTCGATGAACGTACCGCAGTTTTGAGCTGCTGAAGCTTGGCGAAGGCAGCCTGGCCTTGCACCAACATTGCAGCGGCCAGACCTTGCAGTTGCACATAGGTCATCGACACCGGCGCGTTATTGCTGTCCAGCCAGAAGAATCCATCCGGGACAGAGCCAACGACCAGCACCTTCGTCAATACGATCTGACTTGCATCGTCAGCCTGAAATGTCGTTTGCATGTAGTCGACCGATGCCTGAATAGCCGCCTGATAGGACTTTTGCAGCACGCCGCTCTGAGCTGTTTGATATCCGATCAGGTCATCAACCCACGCAGCACCATCCCACTTGCAGGGCGTCGGTAGCGGCGCTTGATCGGTGTATCCCTTATCAGTTGGCGTGATGCCGGTCTCAGTGATCGATACGGGCAGTCCGGTGGTTGTGTCATACAGCATCACATCCCGAAAATCAGCCTTCAACTCCCACGCATCGCCAACAAATACAACCATCTGGCGCGACTCAAGCACCGGTGGTATTTGTTCTGTCGCACCTTCTGGAAGGGTAAAAATATCGTCCAGAAACTCAATGCGAAGACCGGTCGTTATGTCGTAGAGCGGCACATTGCGATAGTCGATTTTCTTCAGCCATGCGTCAGTGGCCGGATCAAACACGGCCACTTCGTTTGACTTTAAATCATCCGGCTGAGCGATTTGGGTTGCATGTGCAGGAATAAGGAATTCACCCGGCTCCAGTGGCGATTCATCAGCCTCACATTCAGAAAGGAACACGAAGGTATTCGGATCGTAGTTGTAAATTTTCATGTGATAACCCCGATTAGTATTTGATGAACGCGAGTAATGCCACGTTGCGAGGACGGCCTTCGGTACCCTGCGCCACGATACTGATTCCGGTTACGGCAGCAGCGGTAGGATACTGATTATTCGTTGTTACATAATTTGACAAATAGTTTCCTGGTGCATTATTTGCACCTAAAACAGTAGTGTGCACGTGCCCAGGATCAGTAATGCCGTGGTTATGCGGTGCATTGTCTGCGGCCTGCCAACTGCCCAGGACACGGCCTGTGTCCACACCGCGTCCATCGTCAAAGCCGCGAATGAACTCACCGCGCAGATCGGGAAGATTGAAGGTCGTCGAGCCATCGCCAACACCAAAGCGTGTTCCGATGGCTGAATACAGATTGGCATAGGCCGTCCGTGATACCGCTGCGCCATTACATTTCAGATATCCGGCAGCAGCTGTCGACCGCGCGAAAAATGAAATATGTCCAGCCTCTTGTGCCAGGTACATTCCGCCGCCCACCATATCCAGCGCGAAGACCTTCTGCCAAACTGGTACCGCACCTGCCACGTCGCTGGGCGCATACCAGAATTCTTTCTGTCCTCCAATATCGGACCAACGCTCCAACCAGCAGATGTCCGCCACGTCACGCCTAGCCCAGACACCGGACACGGGATCAACCGCACAGTTGTACGAGATCCCAAATTCGATGTTTCCGGTGGTAGCCGCAACCGTATCTGCCCACTCACGGATCAGTGCTCCACCGAGCGGCGTTAAAGAACGCACTTGTCCAGAGATGTTGCGATTAGTTGTCAGCGCCTGAATCGCCGTTAAAAGCTGCGTAAAGCTGGCTGGATCAAGCGCAACACCAGAGGCTTCAATCACTCGCGCGATTTCCTCCTGGATGGAATTAAGCGCGTCGGCTGACATGGTGGTGGCCGGATCGTTGGTGGCGGGATTGCCGGGCTTATAGCCGTGCTTTCCGGTGCCGAATAGGTCGGTTGCTTTGGTGATTGTATTGATTCGTTGCATTGCGGCTCCTTAGGATGAGCAAGTTAGGTTCATAGGGAAATAATATTTATATTTCATCAGACGAAGTTATCAGACACACTACGAAACATATCATCGAGGGCACGCATTAGTAGTTTGAAACCAGAGATGCTGATACTTTATCTGCCAGCAATTGATAACCAACCCCAGCTATAGGATGTAATCCATCTACTAAATATGTTGCGCTATTCCACTTATTAACAACACCATTCCGGTAGATATCTAGCGATGGGAGGTGGTTTTTATTTGAAATCGTGGTAACCGCATCAGCATAGCTAATAAGTGTTGTGCCATTTGCTAAGTTATCGTCACTGTTCAAACCGTCACCATTGCCTTGGCGTGATCTGAACATAGGTGTGACAAACAGGACTTTGATATTTGGGTATGCAGTTAAGAGTGTTTGAATACCATAGTTCATCGCCCCTTTGAAACTAGCTCCGGTCGAGCTAATGTCTGTGTCCGTCCCGATTGGCGTATTTCCCCAGTCGTTTGTCCCGTACATCACGACCAAAAAATCTATCGTCGCCCAATTCGTAGAGGCTAATAATGTTGCTGGCGTGGTGTAATCAGCGATACCCGCAGCAGTAAGATGCGCTGCTGATGCAAGCTGCGCGGTGTAAACACCCGAAGAAATCGCCCCAGCCAATTTGTAAAAACCAAGATCATCGTAATACTGCGCATGAGCACCCATACGGCAACCGCCGAACCCCATTTGCAGCGATGTGCATCCGAGCCTAGTCGAAACTCGCGCCGGATAATCGCCATTCATAGTAATTGAATCCCCGATGAATGCGATTTTTTTTCCAGCGAATAATCTGGTGTCCGGATTTAAGCTGACCCACGCGCCAAATCCAGTCCCATCAGTACGACCATATCGAACCCATTGGATACTTGGTGTCAGATAGCTGTAATACTCTTGCAGCAAGAAAACCCCGTGACCTGCAACTTTTAAATATCCAGTCCCCGACCCGGCAGGAGCATCTGCAAGCCCGCCGTTTACAAGATAAGTCCCGTCAGCAACTAACGAGTTCAGGCTCCCAGATGCGATCTGTCCTCTATATAAAAATGTTCCAGATAAATGCGCATTTGTTACCGCTCCGGCTGAAATTTTTGCAGATGTTACCGCCCCATCGTCGATAATATTAATTTTGCTCCATGCGCCAAATATAGAGCTATCCGACCGTATATACCGGCACCATTTTATATTTGGGGTTTGGTACGACGAGTACGTTTGATTTACAAAGATACCGGAATGCACGGAAACATCGAGGAATCCAGTCCCCGCACCCACCGGTATATCTGCAACTCCAGTGCCATTAACCAAATAAACCCCGGACCATAAAACCGTATTTACACTGCCTGTTGATATGGTGCCTCTGTAGTTATAGTCGGAAGATAGCGCGGCGGCTGTTACAGAGTTTGCAGCTAATAGTGCTGCTGCGATTGATCCACTCGCAATCGCACCAACCCATGTGTAGGAAGTCGGATTTGATGAGTCAAACCAGCGATATTGCACATTGTTTGGAACTCCCCACTGTCTAATTTCCTGGAGTTGAAACCGGCTGTTTATTCCGAAACCATCATATATAAATAGCTGAAAAGCAAGCCCCGCAAATGATGCAGGTTTATCGTTTATAGTGCTTGCTGCTGCGCCATAATACGTGCCGGCTTTAGTCAGTGAATTTATGCTTGTTCCTGAGGCGATAGCGCCTTGGTAGTGCCATCCAGCCGATGAAGACGGGTATGTAGCGATAAGAGCTGAAACCGTTGTGGCGTTGACTCGCCGATACTCATATGCTGCTACATCACCAGTACCTTGCACCTTGAAGCAAACACCATCGGCAACGGCAGCGCGACCCGTTGGCTCGTCTACATATACGCCAGACTGAATCAATGCGGCATCACGCGCAGCCTCGGCTCCCGTTTTAGCGGCTATAGAAATCAATGCCTGCTGAGATGCAATAAGCGCATTAGGTGCGGCGGCATTAATCTGGGAAGCCATATCAGCGATGAGTTTTGCTGGACTGCGCACCGGCACGCCACCCATCGTCAAAGAAGTGCCAGAGTCGCCTTGAGTCCAGCTATGCACTAGTGCGCAATCTGCGGCCAGTTGTTCGATATCGGATATAAGCGTCATGTTTTTTTATTCCTTAAAAATAGTTTGCAGCAGATAACGTGGTGTGTAGAAATGAGTGCAAAGCGGGTGATGCTTCCGAGATATATTCCCGCCCGTATGCGATGACCACATCGATTTGTTCAGGTGTCATCGTCCAGTTCATCACAGCAATGGTATGTGCAGGCTTGAGCTTATTGATTCGGCACTGCAACTCGGTTGACTGCCATGAGCGCAGCGGGCTATCCGAATGGTCTTCGCAGGTCATATCATGGATCGCGATGTAATCGCCTACATTCACCTGCCAAGCAAACAGCCAGTCATCGCCATACAGCATGCCGTCACATGGATCCTCGCAGCTGACCTGGTGAAACTCGCTGATCGATACGTCGGTGTAGCCGAGCTTTGCAGCCAGATCGATAAAATACTGGCGGCTCTGTCCGCCGGTGCTGGTGAGTTTTTCTACTAGGCGCGCCCGGCGTTGCGCAAGGGTGCTGGCCGAATCGGTGCCGCAGCAACTATCTGGCAGCCCGGCGATGCGCTCCCAGTCGGTAAAAAACTGTGTTGTCGTACGTGGATCAGCCTCAATCAGGATTTGATCGGCAGCGAGTTGAGCCGCATCCAGCGCACGGCCTTCCGCCTCCAATTCAGCAGACAGCACCGGCGCATTAGGGTTGTATGCGACAGGTGGTAGCAGACGTTTCAGCAGCTCGCTATGCGTCATGTCAGCGTTACCGTACCCAGCGAAGCAATCTGTGAATGGACTGCATCAACCAGCGGAATGACGTTGGCCGCCGGGCTGGTCAGATTCACATCGATGACACCCGCAATGCCCGTAATCAGTGATTCGATCTTGACACGGCGCACCACATCGCCCACATGCAAAGTGGCGAAATAGGCTTGCAATACGCTGTTGATTTGTGCCGTAGCCAACGCCAGTGTGGTTCCGGAAAGCGTCAGTACAGCGGCAATGTTGATAACCAGTACTTGCGGAGCCATCACCAGCACACTCGCGCAAACCGGCCGCACGCTTTCGATATAGGCATACACATCGGCGATCATTTGCACTGAGGGCAGTCCGCCCGCCACCTCGATCACTACGTCCACGCTGTTGAGCGCACGTCGCTGAGGGTAAATATAGGCGTCAGTCACCCCCGGCACTGCCAGTGCCCAGGCCGCATAATCATGAACCGCGCCACCAGCGGGGGGCAGTCGCATTCTGGTCAGCAACCTCACCAGCAAATCCGCGTCAATTTCGACATCTGTGCCGCCCGTCATGCTGACGATACTGGCTTGTGACTGCACACTCGCTGGTGCAGCGCTCAAGGTCATCGCAGTGCCAGTAATCTGATTTCCAGCCAGACCCGCGACAGTTGCTTTGGCGGGGATGTCCACGGTGCCACCCGCACCGATCAGTGCGGATACGGTAGTCAAAAAGGCGATGCCGCTGTTCAGTTTTCCCTCCGTTCCGATCGGAACGGCGCTACCCGCTGCACCAGTCATGCGCACGATGCCGGTGGCTATCGATGCCGCCTTGCGATAGATTCCGTACCGACTGGCGTGACGCTCAAGATAATCACTGTCAGCGGTATCTGGAAAAATCTGACGCACGATCCACTGTTGGTGCTGATACAAACCCTCGATGGCCGCTCCCGTCGCATTAGCGCGGATTGCAAAATCCGAATCGGCTCCGGTCGAAGCACTGGATTGCAGGTTAGCAATGTCGCGCAGGATGTCGGCGCGGATCTGACGGTAATCGGGGGTAATGTTGGGCATAGCGTTAAACCACCTGTACAGGATGCTTGAAAGTTAACGTTTCTCCGCTGGCCGCCAGCACCTCGATCAGCAGGTTGAGACGGCCTGGCATACGTTCGGTGGACACATTGATTTGTGTGGCGCGACCATCGGCCAGAATCGGTGCCAGCGCCTGTTCGGCGTATTGCTTAGCCAGCATGGCTACACGTGACAAATCCTTTTCGCGCTGCAATTCATGCAGGCGACTGCCAAGCGTTTTATCGGCCCAATAGCTGCCGAGCGGGATTTCCAGACGCATATAACAGGCGTTGGCCAAGCCATCGGCGGGGTCGCGTTGAGGGGTGCCATTGATCAGCACATAGTCGCGGGTAGTGGGGTCGATTCGGGTGTCCATGTGCGCAGGTTACGCGCGCGCATGAATGCAGTTAAGACGGAAAGACTTCCGGGGGTTACATCTGACTTATAGGCGCTGCGACACTGCCACCCTGCGGATCACTGTGAGTATGGCCGTTGTGAACCGTACGCATGTTGGACATGGTCTTGTTGCCGTGGTCACTGATATCGCCCTGGGCGACGATACTGCCACCCACATGTAGGTCACCACTGGTTGTCACCAGCGGCGTGGTGATGTCCACGGCAATAGAGGAGAACACCTGCATGCGCCGGTCGGCCTTGAGAATGACGTAATCGCCCCACTGATTGTAAAGCGCCGTCTCGCCGCTGGCCAATCCTTTCAGGCGCAGGTTGCCATTCTCAGTTGCGATGACGATTCCGTGCGCTGTTTTTCCTCCGATCGGAAGTACAATCGCCATCGTGCCAGCAGGCGGATTGCTGGTAAAACCGAAGTGCTGAAACAGCTCGGTATCCTGTAAGCGCTCGCCGCTCATCCCTTCAACCTGTATCAGCTGCACTGCGCCCGCCGCCTTGACCAGCGTCACCACCCCACGAAAGGCTAAGCGGATGCCACTCAGTGCGCGCCGAATACGGTTATCAATAACCTCAATCATGGCTGAGTTCCATCTGTTATCTGCACATGCACCAAACCGTCGTTCTTACCGCGCCGATGCTTGTTTTTATGAGGGTGAGCATCCATGATCCAGACACCGTCTTCCTTGAGTGTCAGCGTAGTGCGTGTTCCCTCGCTGCGGCTGCGCGTGAATTTGCGCGCCATCAGAAAAAACACCGCATCGATGCCGTGCGGCTCGGATATGACATTCACCCGCTGCCCTGGCTTCCAGAGCAGTCGCACTGCGTCGGTCGCGCCGACAATCCGATGCCCCTGTACCGTAGCGGTCAGCGTGAGTCCCTTCAGCCTGCTATCTGAGATCAGTTTTTTAGCGCGATCAAGACAAACTGCATAATTGTCTGTTTCATGGTCTGTGACGATCTTCGGTCGGTACCAGCCGATGCCGGTATCCTTTGCTGTCGCAGTCAGCGCATGCTTGCCCGGCTCAGTCGCCGTACCGTGGGTTTGCCCCAGCACTGTCACCTGTGAATAACGCTCGGCAACCGACTCGGTTTTATCCAGGCTGAGTACATTATTGCCACGGCCATCGCGGCGTAGCACCAGCGTGGCTACCGCTGGCTGACTATAATCAGGCCCACCAATCACCAGCGTACCTTCCGGTTCAAACCACGGCCACAGGCCATTAGCCTCTGCGGCATGTGACAGGGCATCCCATGCGCTGTCGCCGGGTTCGATATTAATTTTCTCGCGAATGCGGGTACTGTCGGCATCGATGCGCGGCGTTTTGATACCGAAGTCGCGCGTCAGGGCGGTACAGAGTTCCTTGAGGCTGACCATCTGCTTGGTGAAGATCGGCGCGGAGCAGTCCAGAAGCACCGCAGCATGATCGCGACCCGACATCGAGAAGTTATGTGCGGTTTTGCCGACCTGATGACTGACTTCATCGACACGCCCGGTCAATACCGTGTCGCCGCCAACCTTAACGATAACCGGCGCACCTGGCGCGACATCGGGCGGCATCATGCCACCTGACATCCCCAGCGTGACATGCCACGCATCGGCAGGTGTGAGCAGATCGGAGTCGATCTCATAGCTAGACCAGTCGCGATGCGTCTTGCCTGCAATCAGCAGTTCGACGGATTCAGCGGGCGTAGGCATGAATGCGATCTCCGGCCTGGACAAACGGACTACGCGCATCATTCAGGCGATACAGCTCAGGTGCACGTGTGTGATCGCCATACCATAAATGGGCTAATAGCCTGAAATTACCACTCACTTCCACGGTGCGCAGGATCAGCGGCGGACGTGCCGCAATGATTGCGCGCGCAGTCTCCTGCACGGCCAGCGCCTGATTCTTGAGCGGTTCAGTGATCGGGCGGCTCTGTTCGATGCCGTAACAGGCGCGTACTTGTTCGATGGCCACTTCGATGGCGGTGCGGGCGGTGTTGGCAATCGCTTCAATTGCGACAGGTGAAAGTGTCGGTGTGGTAGCTTCAGCGCCCAGCATATAGCTGGCCGCATTCGCCAGTCCGACCGCCGTGTTTACCTGAATAGTGGCGGCGGTAGCATTCATTGCTTGTACTTCGGTCGAAGTATTCCCAGGTGATACTTGTGTCGTGGTGGACGATGTCGAAGTAGAGGTGCTGAAGATTGAAAATGCGTTCAGATCGCTCTGAATACTAGCCCAGTCGGCGGAAAGGTTGCTGCCGAAGGCACGAATATCCAACAGCCCGTTCACCAGCGCAGAAATATCGTTCCCCCAGGCGCGAGGGTAGGCCAGCACATCTAGGCCGGACAAAACGACACCGGCTTGCGCTGTGATTGCCAATAAAGGGTTCATCAGCGCCGTGCGTAGCGCATTAAGAGAGGACAGCGGATTTGCAGCACGCAACCGGTCAATCAGTGAGCCGTGCGCTTCTGTCGCAGCTGCTGTAGCGAGTGAGCCATGCTGGGATATCGTTTCAGCAAGTTGCACAGGTAAAGTGCAGTTGAAAAATGGTTCGCCAGGCGTGGATTCGACAAACTCGATGCTGACAGTTGCCTGGTCAACATTGTCGGCATCATGGTGGACGGAGTAGCGCGCCACTTGCGCTGTCTTGAAAGACCCGAAGACAGGATGAACTAGCTCGCCACTGCCCGGCAGATCAAGCTGGCCTAAAAACCACTGTAGCCGCGCTTCGTAATCAGCGCCATAAAACACCGCTTCGATGCTGATATGTCGCGCACCGCGTCCCATATCTTCAACATCAGCGCCATTCCTGTACGGGTAACTCTGTTCGGCAAGGGCGCGATCTGCCGTATCGTCCGTTTTAACAATATCGAAAACGGTGCCGCGAAATGAAGCATCTTGTAGTGTTTGTATCCAGGCCATGCGCGCAGGTTACGCGCGCGCATGAGGGGAGTTAAGGCGGAAAGTGTTCCGGGGTAATGTTCAGTTACGCCGCGCCGTTGCTTTTTGTCTGGTTTCAACAGCCGTCTGGATTTGCTGCCCATCGAGATGTAAATTAATTACCAGTGCCTCTTCTGCATCTTTACTGCCCAAAGATGCCCATATTTGGGCAGCCATTTTACCAAACACATCCGTGGCAAAACCTTCCATTGAAGTATCTTTTGCAAGATATCCGCCTGCGGCATTAAGGCCGGTTCCAACTCCATAGCCAAGCGCCCCCGCTGCCGCCGCCATTGCGGCGGATGCTGCCACTGCACCTGTACCTAATGCGGCAATTTCCGGCAGAGTGGAGTAGGCCAACCATTTTGCTCCGGTTGCCACTGTCTTGAGCAGCCCAGGCGCAGCGGATGCAGCAGCAGCCGTGGCTGCCAGATCGGTTGCTACATTTGCCGCGCCACCGCCCTGCATTTGCGCAAAATTGGTGACAAATACAGGTGTTACACCGGTTACGGCTTGTATTGCCTTACCTTCGGCGATGCCACCGGCTAGGGATGCGCCGCTACCCAAAAATCCCTTGATCGCTTTAGCCCCGCTGCCCAACCCTTTTAACAGGTTAAAAAGCCCGTAACCCGCCACCCCCACTGCTGCAGTAGCAACTCCACCGACAATCCAGTTATTCGCCTGTTTGTGACTATCCAACCCTTTTGCCCCGGCATCAGCAATATCATTTACTTTGTTGGCCAGTACGGTAGCCTTATCCAATGCTGGCGTAAAAGCGGTGGCCAGTAGGGTTTGTACTGTGCCAGCAGCAGCTTTGGTTGCCATATTAAAACCGTTCATCGTAACGGTCATCCGTTCTTCCAGGCCGAGCGATGAATCCATTTGCTTTTGCATACCGACAAACAAATCGCCTTCACCACCAACCATCAGCGCGGCGCGCATTCCTTCCTGCCCCCAGATATCATGCGCGAGACGAGCCTTGACACCTGTATCGTTAATTTTTCCAAACTGCTTATGCACCATCGCATTTTCAGCATCCAGACCAATATATTTACCGTCTTTATACAACAGGTTTTGAAACTTCCCGTCTTTCTCTTTGGCTAATCCAAGCTCTACCATCGACTTGCGCTGATGGGGTGTCAGTCCCACCGAATCCAGCATATAGCGGTTTACCGCTGTGCCCGCCTCGTAGCCTAACGGTGCCATCGCCGATGCCATTGTGACTGAATCCTTGAACGATACGCCCAGCAGCGCAGCAGTTGAACCAAATTGCTTGAGTGAATACATCAACTCTTGCAACGAGCCGGGTGAGGCAGCTTCGCCCTTCGCCAACAGGTCAGCAGCAGGTTTATACTCATCGGGTTTGAAATTGTACTGTTTGCCGATACGTGCCAACATTTCCCCAACATCTTTTGGGTCGGTACCGGAAATGCTCGCCAAGCCTGCTGCGGAATAAGCTGCGCCGCGTGCCCCCGAGACGGCCTCTAATGGCACGCCAGCCTTGAGCATATCGCCCTGAATGTCGACTACCTCTTTGGAGGAATAGGGCATTACCTTGGATACTTCGCGTCCGGTATCTCGCACCTTCGCAAGCTTGGCCGCCAGATCATCGGCTTTATCGCCGACCTGAGCGATATTTCCCTTAACGCGGTTCATCGACTCTTCAAGATCCGCTGCGGCCTGAACACCCGGCTTCATCTTTCCGTTGATATAGGCACTCATTGCAAACGCCGTACCTGCACGTTGCAATGATCGTGTCATCGAGTCGAAGTGGGCGGCGGTATCCTTGCTTAGCCGCCCCATATCTGATAGGCTTTTCTTCACCCCGTTAAGCACTCCCGCCGCGCCGTTGGCAGCAGTAATCTGTAACATGAGAGCGAGAGTTGTTGACATGAAAAATCCTTGGCTTCTATTTTTATACCGCGTCTGCCAGATTGGTCAATTACTGGCTGTACTGGCGCTTTTACTGTTGGCTGCGGGGCTAGGGTTAGCCATTTCCCCACAAGGTCAAGAGGATGCTTATGCCATCGGCCTCGCCGTACTTACAGGCGTTTTTTTGACAATGAACGCGTGGAGAGATAACGTTTCTGCGAGACATCGGATACCCCCTTCTTTTTAAGCCCGTTCAACTGCGCAAAAGCATCCAGATAGGCACCCGCTTCAGCTTCGCTCAAGTCTAACGCCGCTTGCCATGGTACCCCGATCTTTACCAGTGCCAGATGGATATGCCGGTGAGTTTCAAGTTTCTTTTCGAAAGTTTTGCAGCCGCCCCTCCAGGCGACTATTTGCTTCCATGATGACCGCCAAATCTGCGTCATACATAGACAACAGCAGTTCAGTCGAAATTTGTTCTGGCTTTAGGTCACCCAGCTTCTCAAGCTGGCAAGCGATCAATGCCACGCCGCGATAAGCATCATTCTGCTGTGCCTTGTCATCTTCCATGACGCGGATCGAATCTCGTACCAGGCGAGGGCGCAAGGTAAATTCATAATGCAAATTGCCATCCACCTCAACGCCGACCAGCAACGAACCGACTTCCTTGAGCGCCGAACTCATTCAATCACCTCGCGTAAGCTTGCCATGCTTAAATCCTGCTTGGCTTCGCCATCCACGGTATATTTACGCCCCACATCCAGTGTGAAGCAATCCAGATAAGAGGTGCGGACACCGCCTGCTGCAGCCGGGAAAAGAGTTAACTTCGCGCCCTGAATCGCACCCCAATCAATATCCCCACTCAGTGGAATCACCGCTGAAATCTTAAGGTCAATTTCCTCAACTCCTTTGGCAAAACCAGCCGGGCGGCCTGTACGGTTCATGGTTTTTACCAGCTTTCGCCCGGTTTTTTTAGTAACGTCAAGACTCTCTACTTCAATCTCAACGCCGTTCACCTCAAGCACAATCGCGCCTGCATATTCTTTGAGTGCCATATCTTTTCTCCCCCTAGTTACAGAATCAGATCAATGCGCCCGGCAAATACATGCAGGCCATTGACTACGTTGGTCGGAATCTTCGCATCCAGCCGGTTCGAGTCTTGCAGGTCACGTTCAACGATCAGGCTAGACTTCCACTGATCCACGTTCTGCACGATCTCCAGTTCTTCCAGCTTGTACAACACATCGAGCAGCTCGGAGCGCACCTTGTCTGCGGTACGTGCCGACAGTTTGTCGCGCGGGAAACGCAGGCTGATACGCTCGCGGCAAGCTTTACGAATATAGTCCAGCGTGCGGATCGTGGTCAGGTCGAGCATCGAGATATCCGGCACACCCTGCGGATCCAGCATGTAGGTGGTGATGGCACGCACGATCTGCACCTTTTCACCGGGGCCGACTTCGGAAGGCGATACGCCGTTGTACAGGCAGTTTTCCTGCTCGACGCGCCCCAGGCGATTGATCAACGGAATCGCCATGATGCCGGTCAGCGGTAAGGTGTTGAGCGGACGCGCCGGATCCTCTTCGGAGGCGATGACTGCACCATAGGCCGCAGCGACCTCGTAGCTTTGTTCGTATCCGTTAGGTAGTAAAAATCCGCTGATACGTCCACTGTTAATGCTGGCAGCCAGCGTGGTGGCTTGTGCCAGCGTTCCGGTATGCGCATAAATACCGATTGCGCCGCGCTGTTCCAGCGGGCCAGATACATTGTCCAGGTGCGTGCGCAGTGCGGTCAGATTAACTGTGTCGTTCCATGCGGCAATGATGACATTGTGTCCGGCGGAAAATACCGTGGCCAGCGCAGTTGCAATGGCAGGATCAGTTGCTCCACCAGCCATTGCAACCACCGCAGCCGTCACGCCAGCCGCCGTTATAGTCGTGCTGAACTTGATTGCATTGCCCAGCGTGCCTTTGTTTTTCGCAGTCAAGGTAACCACATTCACTACCGCAAACGCTGTCACCGGCAGATCCGGCTGTTTGGCGATTTTTGCCACCAAAGCCGCTGCGATGGTCGCCGTTGTATCTGTCGCAGACACCGTAACCACGACTTGCTGGTCGCCTATATTCAGCACGAGCGAGCCGCTATCTGATGCATTGTTGAGGATCGTCACCAAGCCAGAGGCGGCGATAGAGCCGCCAGCATCATCCAGTGCGATCATGGTCAGCGCCAGATAGTTGTTTGCCTGCAAGGCCGAGCGTGCCATCAAGTGTGCAATTGAGCCGCGACCAAAGTAGATGGCTGCATCCACGTCTGAGAATACGTCGATCGGCGTGTTGGCCAATACCGTTCCAGCAGCGATTTTCTGCCCGACGATCAAGGTTTTTTGCAGGTTACCCGGCAACGTGCGTACCGCCGTTGAAGTATTAAATTCAAAGTACTTCCCCGGCTTGCGGATCGAGGCAGGCAGGTTGTTGAATGCGATATTGGTGCTGGCCATTATGCCGCTCCTTTCTTGTTGGTAGTCACTTCAACCAGGTCGCCATCAGTGATACGGCGCTGGTAATACGCGGTATCCGGTACTTCTACCGCCTCGGCATCCGTGATGTAATCGTGCGGCTTGTCTTCCTTTGGGACATTCAATCCCGGTGCAGCTTGAACTTTCATGACAGCTCCTATCGTAACGTTGTCAGATCTGACGCGTCAGCGACATCGTCGCCGGGCTTCAGGTAATAGTTGATTCCCATCTTGAGCCACATCGGATCCGTCAGATCGATCGGTTCGCGTGGTTGTGTCTCAACAAACTCGGTATGCCATTCGTGGGCTAATACTGACAGTGCCTGACCATTCAGTTTGGTGTTGTATAAAGTCCGGATCGGCCCCGGCTTCAAATAGTCAATTGGTAACCCCAGATCGGAATTGACCAGCAGCAGGCTGACATCCTTCATCATCTGATAGGTGCCGACCTCCCTGATCACCCCGTTCACCGTCAAACCATGCCGCGTATCCCGTTCACCGCGTACATTGCGCGCCGCCACCATCGTCACGAACGTTGCCGGGGTCAGCCATTTGGTACGCGAAGTACCCATCGGCTTTGATTTCCCAGCACCGCCAAACGTCACCCATACCGCCGGGAATGAACGTACTACCCGCGCCAGATCATCATCCAGTTCACCGCCATAGCTGGTGACCTCATGCAGCCTGTAACCCAGCCCCGGCGTTGCAGCTTCCGCCGCTTTGATACGGGCAATGATGGCGTCTTCAATGTCGGCGATCATCAGTAATCACTCAGGCTGACGCGATCGAACTTACGCCCGCCACCGATGGTTTTGACTGATACGCTTTCGGCAGGGGCTAGGCCTGCCACCGACAAACCAATGTCGATCTTGCCGTCGCGGATATGTTCCAGGGTACGCAGTGCATCCTTGTAGCGATATCGTGCCGGATCGGTTTCAGTGACATCGCTACCTAACAGCTTGTAACGGGCGATGTCGCAGCACAGATCCACCAGCTGATGCGGCACGACAGACAGTGGCAGCGGGTAACGAGCCACCAGATAACTGTCCATCGTATCGCTGGCACGTTGCAAGGCGCTGTTTGCAACCGGCTCATCGACCACACCGTCACGGTTGCGATCGGTAATGGCGACTACTTCGCTTTCACCGAACTGAATGATTAAATCGCTGATCGTGGCGTAGGACACTTAACGGCTCCTGTCCTAAACCTGACCAGTACCGGTTGCCCAGGCGGCATCGCGTTCGGCATCATCAGAGGGCGCTTTAAGTGCCGCAATTTCTGTCGGGGAATCTTCGATGGCAGCTGCACCGAGCAGATCAGCCACTTCGGCCTCATCGAGATCAATCGCTGATCCGACTGGGTAATCTTTGCCGTTAAAACGGATTGGACTCAATACGGGGTAACTTTTTTTCATTACTGTCTCCTGAATATCCCGCCTGATATTCCAGGCGGGATTACGTACTACGGATTATGGTTTAGGCTGAAGCGTTCTTAATCAGGAAGCCCGCACCTGATGCGGCCAGCACCGGCGCACGTTCATCGTTGACCGGATAGGCCCACAACTTGGCATTGCGGTCCATGTAAGGAACTTCGACCAGTGGATAGCCGCGCAGGCGATAGGTATAGCCGTAGCTCGGTAAACCGGCATCAGCCAGCGTGCCGATCTCGGTATATGCGACCACCACGTCTTTGCCCCAAACATCCGCCAGCAAGCCAGTTGCAGCATCTTCATAGACAGAATCACCAACGACAATCCGTGGCGTGCCCCAAAGAGCAGCCAAGATATCCGTGCTCAGCGAGTCGCGACCAGTGAACTTGATACGGTCGATGATCTTGGGGTGCTGCTTCAGGGCGTTAAACGCTTTGGGTGACAGCAAAACCGTGTTGGCGCGCTTACCAGTCTGTGAACGCACTTGTTCCTTGGCGCTTTCGATATCCTTGGAAGGATCAGAAATACCGCTGGCATAGTCCGACCACTGGCTGGTACCGGCCAAAGTAACCTTATTATTCGCGCCGTAGTTCGCAAGGTTAGTTGCCAGTGAGGCTGCCGCAATTTCGCTGCTCAGCAAAATGATGTTCTGCGTTTTGGCTACTGCGATGCGTCCCATGTCGATGCCGGGTACGGCATTGGCTTCCTGCATGATCTCGAACGGCACCGCACCTTCCAGAGAGTGAGATTCCAGCGCAAAAGGATTGCCCAGATAGCCGTATTGCACGCGCTTGGTGTTGGTACCTGGCGCACGCCCAGTGTTATAGGCGCGGAAATCTTCCTTGCCGAACTGGATGATCTTGCCGCCGCGCTGCTCGACAGGGACAACCGGGAACAGGTAGTTCGCCACCATCTCGGCATTCTGATAACCCTGTGCCACGGTGGTGAGAATCGGATCGACGACCCGCGCTTGCGCACCAGTCATGTTGCCGACAAAACCCAGTGCGACAAGGGAACTTGAATCAATCCAGCTGGGATCAAGCACACCGGCGTGAGACAGTGCGGCATAGGCAAGACAACCGGCCAGCACGGCGAAAAGTTTCAGGAATTTAGATTTCATGTTATAGCGCTCCATATTTGAAAAGGGTTGTGCCGCCTAGTTAGGCAACAGAATGACTTCGACGAACTGCCCGGCAGCGGTCGCCACTTCGCCCGGTGCCAGACGTGCCAGCGAAACACCCGCTGCCTTGGTGATGGCACGGCCTGTCGCATCCGCTTCGATCAGTGTGCCTGCAGCGATCGCCGCACCGGTCTCTACCACCTCGGTACCCAGCACGGTTGTAGTCACTTTTGCACCGATAACTGCATCGGTTTGGGCGATCCCCTGGGCATTTCCCGCCGCAGCGGCCAGCGTACCTGCCGGGCTGATAAAGCGATTTGCCGTAATGGCTGCTGTGGCCAGCACCGGTACTGCCAATAAACTGATTCCGTTACGCATCGTGTTCTCCTGTTCGTGTTGTGAGGGCTAAATGCTGACGGCAGACAGTGCTTCGCCGTAAGTCACTTTGTGTTGCGCCTGGTGGGCCAGCGCCTTGTGGTGCAGTTCCAGACGCTCGCCGTCTACGGCATATCCGGCAGGTGCCGCAAAATCGACTGTGCCTTGTGATGCTTTGCCAGCACCGGCGGCTTCGCCGAAACTCACCAGCTTGGGCATGCTGGTCAACATGGCTTTCAATGCATCGACCAACGGCTTTTTGGTATCGCCTTCACCGAACTCAACCACTTGTTCACCCGCGCCCAATTGATCCAGAGAGGCGACGATCACATCTTTGTGCGCAGGGAGCAGCGTCCCAGCCTTTGCCAGACCTTCTGCAAAGCTGGCATTTTCGGTGTGACGTGCGGCAGCCTTACTGGCTTTGTCGCGGGCAGCTGCATCGGCCAATTGTTTTTTCATCTGGGCGTTTTCTGCCTCCAGTGCGGCTTTTTCTTCAGGGGTCACAGCGATGCTTCCTTTCTCGATAAATGCCGGTGCGGGTACATCGGCGGTTTGTGATTTCTTCAATTCATCCTGGGCGGATTGCTCAAGATTTTTAACGGTGTAACCGGGTACCGCCGTATCGGCATCGGCCTGACCGAACTTGCCGAGTATCCAGTCGCGCATGCTGCGCCACAGACCTGCGTTATCTATGTCGTCCCATTCGGCGAACTCGACGACACCTTGCTCGGTATCTGCAAATGAAGGATTGCGCATCCCTTTTACAGCGGGCGGCATCGCACCGAGGAAACCCACGTGGCGCAGGTAATACACACCAGGGACAGGATTGCTGGGGGAATCGGGGGCGTAAAAGGAGGCAGATATTTTCTTGAATGAACCCTTGCCGACCATTTCGGCGAATGCGGCATCTACTTGTGTGGGGTTCGCTTCCAGCACGCCATCCGAAAAACTCAGTGCACCAACCCAGCCGTAAGCCGGATCGTCGTGTTTTGGATGGCCACAGACCAGCGGCGCTTCGTGCTTTGCTGGATCGTAGGCAGCCGCAGTTGCCGACAGGTCGGTTTCGGAAAACGACAATGCAGCACCACTCATCGCGGTGTGCTTGCCGGGCTTGAAGATCTGGATTGGTTTATTCGTTTTCATGACCGCATTTTGAGCGGCACGAAGCGGGGTGTTAAGACGGATGGGGTTCCGGGGTAGGGCTGCTAGGTATTTTTTAGACTACTCAGAATTTGGAAAAACAGCAAACATATTGCGCATACGGAAAGTGCGAGGGCAAACTTAGCCGGAAATCGCTAAAACAGGCCGTTAACTATACGTTAAAAACCCGCCGCGATTTATTTTGATACATCCGCCGCACTCGTGGCCGACAAGTGCGTTAAATCGCGCCCTGTTCGATCTGCGCTTTTACCCAATGACCCGACTCAAGTAGTTGTTCACCACGCTAATGATATTTTGTTCGTCGGCATCAGAAATACCCAGAAAGGGGCGGGCAGGAATATCACCCCATAAATGAGGAAACATACTCTTCTTTCCGCCAAACTGCTGCATAGCAGCATATTCCATCGTTGAGCCAACCTGTAGACCATTTCCATCTACGTTAGAATAAATTTGTTGAGACAATGTCCCTATGCCGATTAACGGCCGCTTCCCCATAACTTTCGCTGCGCCACGGCTATTGATACGCCCATCTTTACGATGATTGCTTTTTGCACTACCGAGATGTTGCAAGTATGTGGACTGACTATTTGGTGTCCAGCGAGTACCGTCTGGCGCAGTACTTGTCTCGAAGCGTTTCTTCGTGGACACAACTAGATCTTCACCGATTGCTAGCAGTGCCGGGCGTAGATTCGCTGTAGCCTTGGCGAGACGCTCTATTGCCGCGATCACATTCTTGTTATCTACCTTGATTTCAATCATTTGTTAGCCTTATACTACGTTTACGCTCAAGGTAGAGAACCCGAAATATCGGTTGACGGGACGGTCTTAAACCCGTGTGAGGCGGTTCGAATCCGCTCGCTACCTTGAGCTATTTAATAAGCACATATCTACCGTTTTTAAGATTGCCTGCGTCAAATATTCCGCCAGTCACAATGAAGTTTGAATCGACTATCTTTCGCTTCCCCGTCTCCCTGATCTTGCTCGAATAATTTACCTTAACAACAACCTTGCCTGTTATATCAGGCAAATCGAATGCATACAGCAGCGTATTGTTTTTGGTGTCCAGGTAAGGGGTCGCTATTTCAAGGTAATTTGGCAGATTAAGCCATACATCCAGCGGTAGCATAGCACCACGGGCATCTTTGATATCCCGAATTGCGTGGATCAATTCACGATCACGCAGCCATATTGCCGCATCATTCAATTCAACACCGCGCGCCGCAAGCGCCGCAATAGTATCGGGTTCTATGACGTGCGCCACCACACTGGCACTGGTAGGCGCCATGCTGGCCGCAGCAACGGCAACCATTTCCTGTACCTCCTTCAGTTGCTCTGCCTTCAATACGGGAGCAAGTGCCTGCCACATTGCCGCGCCAATCGGTGCATCCAGTCGAATCAGCTTCTGGTCAATGAAATCCTTCATTGGCCGGTTTACATTTGCGCCCGGCGCATAGCCAAATCCTTTGTCTATTCCAACTTGCTCGCCTGTTTTTGGATCGATCTCATCCCATCCATCAGGCGGCTTATGTTTATTAGCTGACTTGGCAGAAGTGTAATCTTCTTCAGAAGATGCCGAGATATAGCAATGGCAAAGCCAACCGTTCGGGGCGAAGTGCGTCAACCAGAATGGGTGATCGCGAGGAGCTGTAAAACCGTTCCAGCTCAAATGATAGGGCCGTGGATGACGCACCCCGTCTGCGTGATGGTAGGTTAAATACGGACGAATTTTAACGAGGTCAGGATTGTGCAGCTGCTGCCAACGCCCGGCGGCATAGCTGGTACTCATATTAGTTTGATAGGTGACCTTGGTGCGCCAATCGCGCCCAGCCTTAGTTCCTTCTCCTTTCCATCCTGTCCAGCCGTGCTTCTTTACGATCTCGTCAAAGTTCTTTTGATACCAGCCCAGACTCTTACCGTCGTGGATGCACTGGTCGATGGTTTTGCGCAGGTCATTCAGTAGATCAGCCTTATTAGCTCCTGCCACGATGAATCCTTTATCGTGTGCTGATTTCTGGATATCATCATAGCGATCACTGGGTAGGTTAATCTTCTGACGGAAGAAATCGACCTGCTCTGTAAATGGCCGAGCGAATACGTTAGCGACCATCGTTAACGTCGCTCATACCAGCCATCTCCGCCACCGCAAATCCTGCCGCCATCACCTTAACTAGCTCGTCATCGGGCAAATCGCCAAAGCTTGCCAGCAGATCATCGCGCAACGACTCCAGACTATTAGCGCCATGCACGATGCCGCGCAGCTGCTCCAACATCGCATCCCAGTGCGGTGCTACCTCGATTGATAAGCGTGCGGCCAGCGCATCGCCGGGGAATACTGCCTGAGCAGATTCGGCGAACGCTACTGGCGTGCCACCCCCTTGGATTTGTTTTTTGGGCGGCGCTTGAAATGTCCAGCCAGGATAATTCTCAGCCTGATAAACATCATCTGGACGCATCCCCATGTTAAATAGGATTTGATCGCGCTCGGCACGAATTTTGATATCCTCTGCCTCGATGATCTTGCGCCATACAGTAGGTGCTGTGGCACCTGGTACATTGTATTCGGTGATCCATTTGATCAGTGTGTTATTGAGTGTGGCCGACAGCATGTCCGCATCGAATTGCACTAGCTCAAGTCGCACTTCGTTGCGCGTGATTGCCGCGCTGGCCAGAGCACCGCCTGAACCTTTTGCACTGGGCGCTTCGCCCAAGACGCAGTAACTGATCTGCTCATCCATGTAGCGGATCATCTGTTCATAGCCGACGTTACCGCCTCGCGTGGCTTCGAGCAGTTCGATCATCATTCCTTCCGGAACAATTACCCCGGAATCTTGCGAGATGGCGGACAGCGCATCCAATAACTTTTGCTGATCGGGAGGTTGCGTGCCATTGGGATATTTGCCAACGGCAGTCGGTGAGCCGAACTTGTCCAGCAGTGTCAACCAGAAAGTAATGCCCTGACGCTTGAACCAGACTAGCCAGAACAGTTTGCTTCCCAAGCCCATGCCGTAAGGATTGCCGTCTTTTGCTCCTAGAGAATGGACAATGAACTTGCGCTCCGGTAACTCTTCACCAGGCAGCATATTGGTAAGGGTTTTTAGACGCAGTTCGTAATTTTCACCAAACCAGAAACGCCGCTGATCGCGTGCGCGGACCTCGCTGGCTACAATCTCACTGCCCGTAGTTGCCCACAAAATTTCACCGACCGAAAACCCCTTATTGATCGCGTCCAGTAGATTCAGACAGAGGTGATCAAAACCGATATTACTCAGCTGTGTACGTACGACCTCAGCGGCACGCTGATCCAGTGCGGATTCGCTGGCTGGTGTGACTTCCCATGGACGTGAGATAACCGCCATCTTGCGTTTATGCAGACAGGAAAAAGCATGTGCGTCGCGCTCTATCTCTTCGTAGAGCCGAATACCTTTTCCCTGGCCGCGCGTCGCCAGCGTGTCGTCATTTTGTTGCAATAGACCACTGAATAGCGGCAAAAAAGGGTCGCGTTTAACGCTGGCGATTTCATCGGTCTCTGCGGGTGGACGTGATTTTTTAATATCATTCATGGTCATTCAGCCTCAATAATCGTTCATTCGTGTTGAGACGCGGCGCTGTCCCAACGTTTGAAATTCCATACCGCCGCTTCCTGACAACGCTGCCACCCACAGCATGTGCAGGGCATCAGGGCCGTCGTCATGATCCGCTTTTGGGAAGTGACGCAGCTGGTCAATCAGCGTGGTCTGGCTGGGATTGAGCTTAATCAGGCCATTGGCAAAATGTGGCTGCAGCGTCTCGATGCGCAGCAGCTTATCCGCTGTGGGTTTGACGGCACGAGCGGGGACAGGAACGCCAGCAATCGCCGAACGCTTCACCAGTTCGGTATACAAGAACTCCTGAAACTGTACCGTTTCTACCACCCATAATACGCAGCGGTATTTTCGTTGCAGCTCGATCACGTCTTCAATGATGCGATCCGGCAGGCGTTTTTTAATTGGCGCTTCGACCACATACAGCTTGCCAGTGGTGCGGTCATAACCGCCTACTAGCAAGGCAGACGGATCACGCGATGCACCTGCCTTGCCTAGTGACGGGTCACATGCACCGAAATAAATCAGATTAGGCGGCAGGTATTGATACCAGCAATCGTCCAGGATATGTGCGAACGGCGCATCGTCTCCGGAGACCGGATCGTTCTGTTGTTCTGAATCAAATGCCGCACGGCCATCGCGGGCGCGTTTGACCATCAACTTGTAGAGCGGCTGACCGTCTGGCCAGCAGATGATTGCACCGGCCTCCATTTCATCTTTACACCTGGTGTAAAGTTGTAATGCGGCCTCTTGACCTTCATTAAGCAGGCGTTCTTCCCATTGCTCCCACAGACTCATATTGTCCGGCCAGCGCTCGATAGAGCGGAATTTCTTTGATGACCAGAGTGGGTTTTTAAGCAGGCGTGACAGCACCGAGTCGTAATGCAGGATGGTGCCGATGATGATCACATCCATCGTATCATCCGCTTCGCCCAGGGAAAGAACGGTTTTCTTCAGCCAGTTTTCCAGCTTGTCGCGCTGCTCAGGGCTGCGCACGTTCTCATCATTTTCCAGATCGTCGCCGATCACCAGGTCAGGACGGTGCGGGCCGTGACGCAGGCCGCGCATCCGCTTACCTGAACCGAACGCCTGTATCTTGGCATCGTTGGCGGTGATGATGGTGCCGACATTCCATACGCGACCGCCACCACACGCCTCCGGGAAGTCCATCGTCAGACGCGGATTGAATGCCAGTTCGGCCTTGATCGCCTCCAGCATAGTTGCTGCCTGATCCAGTGCATCCATGACGATCACCGGATAATGCTTGCGCCCAGTGACGACACACCATATTACGAAGATCTGTGTAACCAGCGTGGATTTGGCATTACCGCGTGGTGCGGCAATCGCTTCATGGTCTCCGGTTCCGTTATCGACAATCTCAGGCAACCGGTCATAGAGGTAGGTATGTAACGCTGCCTCGCCTTTTTTAACGTAGTGTGGAAAGTAGGTGCGCGCAAAGAAACGGTAGTCGTGCATTGCTCGCGCACGGCGTTCAGCCAGTGCAGCCGGATCCGGATCGAAGCCGTCCACCTCCGCTTCGATCTGCATGCGGAAGTTCTGCGCGAGCTTGCCGATCTCTTCAAGGAAGGCGCGTTTTGAGGTTTGGTTACTTGCCATCGTCTTCAAACTGCTCTCGCAGCACCTTGTACATCTCCATATCGGCACTCACTGGAGCGAATAACGCGACCAGCGCCATGAGTAGATAACTAAAACAGCCAGATACACGTTTTCTTAGCGAAGACGCGCGAGTCCATTCACAGTCTTTTACTTTAACCATATGCTTTCGCCAGTTCGTCACCGAACGGCTCCATCGTCTCAATCACAACTAGCATGTGTTTTGGATACTTGACCCGGACAAACTCGGCATAACGCTTGACCACATCCGTGGCCACGGCGAGCTTGTCAGTTTCCGGCATCAGCTTGCGGCTGGCGGCCATCAATTTGTTATAGGCGTCAGCCAGACTACACAGCATTTGTACCTTGTCGCCCGGTGCCATATCGGGTGCTTGCTGGATAGATTCGACGGTGGCCTGTACCTGCTGCACTACCACGGCCAGCGTCTGACGTACCACGTCCTCAATGCCGCCACCGGCGATCATCTGCGCACCACGCGCCTTGTCCCAGTCGTCACCCAGCTCTTTACCGGTACGCTTCCAGTTACGTGCCGTTGCATACGGCACGCCTAACTTGGCAGCAGCGATTTCCAGAGACAACTGGTCAAATACATAGGCCGCACGAACTTGGCGGCGGGCATCTTCACCGTGTGCCATCAGATAAGACTCAGTGGTTTAGCGGCAGGTTTGCCTGGTGTCACGGCGGGAGAGGGGCGGCGCACGCCGTTGACCTGACTGCGACCCAGCGCGATATCTTCACCGCGATAGGTGAGTCGCACCACATCCATTTCCAGCATTTCAATCAGATCAATGCTGACCAGCCATTCAAGGTCAGCCATCATTTCGTCCATGCTGGTCACATAGCCGGTGCGTCCGACCTGATCGCGTAGCACGGCGCGATTCATTGTGAAGGCATTCGCAAAGTACAGTGCCAGAAGGATAGTCAGGCGGCGTGATGCGGTTATTTCTTCGGCGTAAGTCGTCACTTTTTACCTCCGGTCAGTAAGTGTTGATGGATGGTGTTGAGCAGATTCCGCACACCGACAAATTCGCCAGATAGATGACCGACATCGGTCATCAGCCTGTTGATTTTTTCGTGCATATCGCCCAGATCAGCATGCGTAGGGGAACCCTCAGCACGAGATTCCAGCTTGGTAATTCGGTCTCCCTGGTCTTCCATTTTTTCATCAAGATCATCTTTGAGTTCTTTGATCTGATCCTTGGTAGCCTTATCTTTATTCGATGACTTCATATACTGGTATGCCGCAATATTGAAGGCTAATCCCAGCGCCATGACGGCCAATTTCATTAACTCCATATCCATGCTCATACCCTTTGATTTTCCTGTTTTTTACGTAGTTGATAATCGTCCCGGCAATCTGTATCGCAGAAACTTCCATGCTCGATTGGGGCTTCGCAGTTGTAGCAACTGCCGGTGAATGGCATTGCGTCGGCAATGACTTGCCGGTTATCCAGTGCCTGGCTGCGAAACCACTCTTCAGCTTCGCAGGCGCGATCAATCTCATCAGTCATAAATCACTCCCGTACGCACTCCGCCAGCTTTGCTATCTGATCCCGGCACTGCGCGGCCAGCTCCATTGCCTCGATGTGATTCAGATATAGATCCGCCAGGCTGCCCGATTTCGCGGGTGGCGGTACTGGGCAAGGTGCTGTCAGGCTTGCCGGACACGGGCGTGCTTGCGGCGGATCCAGAATTGGCGGCGTTCCAGTTGCGCAGGCCGTCAGCATCAAGGCCGCAATCGTTAAACTCAGGATGTTTTTTAACTGTTTCATCGGCTTGCTCCTTTATTGTTCTGTACACCACACGAATCTGTTCGCGTGAGGTTTCGCGTTGTGCGCCAATGCTTTCACGACGTGCCGATTCCTTGTCTGCACGAGCTTGTGCAACTGCACGGGCTTTAACTGCATCGTTTGTTTTTTGCAGATCCTGCGCGTCGCGTCGGTCAGATTCACGGGAGATGCCCTCCACGTATCCGAAACCGATACCGGCCAGAAGCAGCAACACCAGGGCGAGAATGCGATAAGGCCAGGGGACGAGGTTCATATCGTTGCCCACATTAAACGGTATTTGGCAGGGCGCACCAATAGGGCGTTGTGTACGTGTTCACGGTTGATGTCGCAGGCGTTACGACCGCCGTACAGCGGTTGCCGTGACTTCAGGCAGTGGGCCTCAACGTTAGCTACCCATTTGCCGGGATTGCAATTTTTTGTCAGCGCACAGGCGCGGCGTTCTTTTTGGACGCCATCTGTGCCGCCGTTATAGGCGGCATCGCCAAACGACAGCATGTCTGGAGCGGATCGAAATGGTTTGGCCGCATCCCGGCTCATCAGCACAATAGAGCGCAGCTGAAGTTCTGGCCTGGCGTATACGTTGCTCCATGACATATCCCTTAACTCAACCTCATAACGGTCATGTAAGTCAGATAAGGCATCGAATCGCAGCGCTCCGTTTGCCCGATAGGCACGGGTGATTTGCCCCATGCCTGCACCTTCCTCACGTGAAGTTTTGAGCTGTGCCGATGGATTCCAGCATCCTTTTGATTTCAGGCTGATACAGGATTCCTGCTCAACTAAACCGGCCAGTAAAACCGCATCAGGGTGATCCGACCAGTAATGGCGCTGCTCGGCTTTCAGCATCGGGCCATATTTAATAAATCCGGCGGGAAGCTCAGTGGCATGCGCGCGGGGCGCAAATACCATCAGTAATCCAACGAATGCGATAGCCATTGCGATCAAGGCAAGACCGGCACCGGTAGAACCCTCGCTGGCCTTGGCAAACAAGTTGCGCTGATTAGCCTCGGGATAATCCATCAATGCCTTGCGTGCCCAGTGAGCGGCAGCGATAGCCCATACCCCTTGAATTAGCGCCAGTCCGCCCAGCAATGTGGAAAGTCCGCTGTCTGGATCTGACTGTAATGATGCCCATAATGCCAGTGCGGCACCGCCTATCAGGAACAATGAGCGTTGGCGAAGCAATCCACGCAGCCAGGCGGTTAAGCTGGATATTTTCATTATTTGATTTTCCTTTCATTCAGAAACAGGAGCCTATGCTCCGTCGTTTCGTGGGAAGCCCCTTGCGGGCTGAATTTGGCTGGAACAGCGGGGAGAAATCGAACCAGTGTGCCCGCGCCTATCGCCGCAATGCAGCGCCCGAACTCCTTGGGCGGATGGGCAATATGCAGCCGTGCCGTGGTACTGGTGAGTTTTGTGCAGACGCGATCATCCTGATCGACAAAGCGGTCGCCGGGTTTCAGGTCATAGAATTTAGTTGTTTGCATGACGCGTAATGTACGCGTGCGCGCGAGGCGGGATAAGACAGAAGGGGTTCCGGGGTAAACGAAAAACCCCGTACTAGACGGGGCTTAGAAAGATTTTCGTTACCGGTTAAACTTTTATTTCGCGCTATTTTGTACAGATACCGAATATTAAAACTTTCTCTTGGTGTATCCAATTACACGACCATTTTTTACATAAACCCAATCAAATACAGTACGGTAGGTTTCAACTACCCCTGATGCGCTGACTGTTTCGGTAACGTAAGACGCTCCATGACAATCTTCTAATTGCTCAATGGCCATGCCGATGCGGATCGTCATGTAATCCTTACCGCACTTGCGTTTTTGGACAGACTCTTCTTCGCGGTGTATTTGATCGATGGTTTTTCTTTGCCCAGGTGGACAAGGTATGATTTCCCCGCTTGACCAGCCCTTATCATCAATGGATTCCTTGCTACAAGTCGCCATGAACTCACCTTTAGGGCATGGCGCAGTTTTATACGATAGCTTTCCCTTTACCATGATTGGAAAGTCACATACATTTTCAGCCTCTTTTTCAGCCTGTCGCTGTTTAGCTGCATCGTCAGCCGCCTTATTTTTCCTAAACATGGCGCACATATTGCCATCTATTGCGCTCCCATTTTTCCAGCGACAGTTTTCCAAGTCCTCGCCGCTTGCCATAGCATTGTTGGAGATCAATGCCATTACCAGAATCATCAGCTTTTTCATATCATCCCCATTAGTTAAAAGTGCCATACCTTAAAACAACCCGACCTGTATGTCATCTTCAATTTCGCTATTCAGAATGTCACGGATGTGCCGGGTAGTGAATTCATATTTCAGTGCCAAGGTGTTTTGTGGCGTCCCTTCGGCATATTCGCGGCGAATTTCACGATAGATGAGTACCCGAGCCGCTTTTTCACAACGTGCAATTTCTAGTTGATCGCCGCCGTATTCCGCTACCAGCGCCGTATAGGCTTCCATCCCTATCAGATACAGTAAGCGGTGATCCATTTGCACCGTCATCGGAATATAAATCGGTGTACCGCCGCCATGCATCTTTACCAGCTTCAGCGTAGCGGTCAGGCCGATGGCCTTAGCCAGCCATTGCATGGATGGCGGGAGCAGGTGCAAATCAGATTCGTCTAGGTTCATTTTGCGTCAGCCTTGTTTTTCGCGTATTCCAGAGCCGCGATGATCTTGCCGAGCTGCGCTCCGGTGCACCACTCGAAGCGGTCGATCTTGAACATGTGCTTCGACATGCCATCAGCGTAGGCATCCGGTTTGTTGTCCAGGGCGATCAACAAGGCGCGGATTTTACCGACCTGCGCCGCTTTATCCTTAGCCGGGGCTGGGCGCTGTGACCCGGTTGATTTGAAACCCAGCTGCTTGAAGTGATCAAGCAGCTCTTTGCGCTGTTTCCAGTCCATATCTTTGCTACTGGCCACGCCGAAGCGGTCATGCAGCAGCGCGCGATAGGTATCCTCATCCATGCTCACTTTCTGGCGGGCGACGTGGATCAACTGGATCTCGCGACGTGCAAGATCGGATTGTTTGAATTTGGCTGGGTAGGCGCTCATGATTCCTCCACGATCTGGATAGATTCGGATACCTTGCACATATGATTGATTGCCGCCTTACCGCTGGCAAAGTCAGGCAGGTAATAGGTATGCGTTTTACTGTAGAACGGGTCTTTAGCAACGTGGCGCTTACCCAGATTTTTTTCTATCTCCCGCTTTCTTGATGGTGAAGTAAGTGGACGAACTGTCTTGCGCAGGAACTTTGATTCAGGACATTCATTCTCTGGGCTGCACCATAAACCCTTGAACTCTCCATTCACAAAGGTCATGACACGAAAACTCAATGCGCTGGTACGCTGAACCTGTAGAGCGACACGATATCCGTCGCACATTAGGATTATCGAACCCCACGGGTTAGATAGTTTCTGAATAGCCTGATCTTTCTGTTCTTTGCTAAGTTTCATGTTTTATCTCCTGTTAAACCGTCTCTCGCAACCCGCTATATTTAACGGGCTGGAAGTGAGGGTTTAGTTACACATTGCAGCGCCTTTCAACGCCTTGGCTGCGCTGAAATGAGGCTTGTTTTTGGCGGGTATAGATATCTCAGCACCTGTGGCCGGATTGCGACCGATGCGCGCTGGACTCTGTTTGACGCTGATCTTGCCGATGCCCGGTAATGTCACTTCAGCGCCTTCGCCTTTCTGCATTTCGCGAGCGACAACATCGGCCTGTGCATCCAGTACATGCTTGACGGTGGCTTTTGATACGCCATCATTTGCAGCTTGAGCTGCGATTTCATTGATCAGTTGTGCTTGGTTCATTTGTTGCTCCTTTGGTGGGTAAATCGTTAATTTGAAACAGGTAATAGCGTTGACCATGATTAGTCGGTAAACGGGTTGTTAAAGCGCTGCAATGTCCAGACTGATAGACCGATACTGGTCGGTATCGCCGATACGTTCATACACGCGGAAATAGGTTTTGCTTCCCGCGACCTGAATGCTCTCTCCGATAGCCTGCATCGCTGTCGCCCACTTTTCATCGGCGATATCCAGACGGCGTAGGCTCAAGATGCGTGCCACATTGACGCGCCCCTCCTTGTCGACCTGGAATGCGTCATTGATGAGCGCACGTATTTCAGAACTAGATCCTGCCGACCACAGATGTATGCACTCGCTGACCAGCTCTTTAGCGATCTGTAGGCGCTCGTCAAAGGCCAGTGACTCAGCGACTGCGCGCTGAACCTTGTAGCGGCCATCGAACGACAGTAGGCTGACGTTGCCTTTTTTCCCGCCCATATTCACGCCGTATTTCTCGCCACTCAATTGAATGAATGACTCAATGTCGCCAAATACGCTGGCTTTGAACTTCGCCAGCACTTCGGACTGCACACGTGCATTTTTTGCAATCTCACGGACAAGCTCATCACGCAGCCGGTCTATTTCACGAACCTTCTCGACAGGCCACAAAGCGCCTTTGGCATCAGACATATAGCCGTCTGGTATCGGTTTAATTTCAACTTGTTGCATGGTTAAATCCTTTCTGGTTGAGGTAGTAAAAAATCAGTTGTCTACGCTTCCGGGCTATCCGGTGGCGCTTGTGGTTTTTGCTCATGGCTGCTTTTGGTTTGTTGCAAATTTTTAAATGCGATCCGCATTTGCTTGATTTCCGCATCCAGCATGTACGGCTTATGCTTCTCGGCAATCGAAATGCATTCTTCACGGGTGACAGCCTTACGAAAGGCGTGCAACACCATCTTCAGATGCACCGCGCTGGTGGTGACGGTAGGGCGAGGTATCTGATTCATGCGACCTCCTCATCATCTGGCGCATAAATCTCGCCTGCACGATCACCGGCAAGCCGCTGCGCCATTTCATGCATCTTGCTCACCAGATCGATTATCTGGAACAGGAACATATCTACATCTTCCTTTTTATCGTCCAATTCGGCTGCCAAGCTGGCCATCATTACCGCCATATCGAATTGCCAGGAACATAGGTTTTCTGCACTCATGCCGATACTCCTTGCTGTGCCGGCACGGTTTTTTTGTAGTACATAGGCTCCATCTGCGCATCGCGGCGGTTCGGGCATACAGCTCGACCAGCTGGCGTAATGCTCACAACAAAATCCTCATTTCTTTCAATAAGTCCCGCTGCGATCAGGCGAGACATCCATGCGTACGCAAATGAAAACTTTTCGGTTATCTGAGCCGCATCCATTCGACCGGCTCGCAGCGCTAGCAAGATTCGACCAGGCTGATTAATAAGGGTGATTTTCATGACTGTACCTCCGCATCATTCCAGCGCACTTCGCAGTTGTGACGGATCGCAAACCAGTAGCGACGCTCGACACCGGCACAGCGCTCAAAGCGATGTACCGCGCCATCAAGCGTATTGCACAAAGGGCTGTTACGAATAAATACACGCGGCTTATCTAATCCTTTTGTTACTTGCAGCACCTCGAATCCGCTGATAAACAGCCAGTCGACGCACTGCTTTGCCAGTTGTGCAAGTGCCAAGCGGTCAGCGGGGTTGATACGTATCGTAGTTGGTGAAAACAGCGGTTTCCGTTGCAAATTACTCATGACTTATCCCCCTCTGGTTTGTATTCGCATTTCTGACACATGCGCCGCTGGGCAAGCGCAGATGGATCCCATGTCGGTGTAGGGCCGGTGTTGGTTTCATGGCAATAACCTGCCTCAACTTGCGCCCCCAAATAAGGGCAACTGCGCCGATCCAGTACCTGCATCACGCGTTCTGCAATCGCTGTCGGCTTTCCACGGTAGATCCCGTGCATGATTTGCGAGATCGTGGTGCGCTTGTAGGTTTTTTCATAACCATTGGAGAGACGCTTTGCGACAGCGGCCTTAGTGGATTCGTTGACCGCCTGCTCCAGTAGCTTGAACCAATATTCATCGCGATATGACACGTCACGAATCAGGAGTTTTTCTGTTTTTTTCTCAAGCATGATCCATCTCCTTAACAGCTTCATCCGCACCTTCACTCCAGACGATCTGGTGCATATTTGGGTCGTATACCGCCTTTAGGCGGGTAATCATTGGGGCACGCGGGCCAGTGATGCGCCCCTTTACAGTGCGGTAAGTGGATGCCGCGCTCCCGCCTTTTCCCTTGGCGATCACCGTTAAATACCCTGCGTGCTCCAGAAATTTGCAGTAATGTTTAACGGTGCTTAGCGCTGCACCGGACAAGTCGGCAATAGTGTGAGAATTAAAGCTATCCAGCACGCTGATCACACCCCAGATCGCTTCGTTTCCGCCACCCTGATGCGCGTCAACTTGCAGCGCAAAAGTGCCAGGGGATCCAGATCGCCGACGACCTGCTGGAAAAGCTGGTTGAAATCGCCAATGGCAGCGTGCGTCGAGTGGGCAATAACCTTTCTATCATCGCCGGTGAAGCGATGTCGCAAGGCTGGTCAACGGTAGATATGAAGACCTGGGGTAAACGGATTCTTCAGACGGGTGAAGCACCAAGGAGAGGCGCGTAATGACGACTGAAATTACAGGTTTGACGCTGGGCAGAATGGAATATTGTGATGTCCAAAATCATGGGAAAACCAAGCGTTTTCAGGGAACTGGGAGTGTAGAGCTGTCACTCGTCGAGCGTAATGTGCACCTTTCCATTTGGGTGCTTGGATCAACGCAGGAAGAAAACACGATCATTGGTATAGACCTGGATAAAAAGGCGCTTACCGCCATGATTGGGCAATTGCAAACCATGAAAACAGTGTTGATAGAAAGACTGGAGGAATGGAATGCCGCGTAAGCCTATTTCCGAACTCGCCGGTGGTCAAAGCCCGCGCCAGCGCATCTGGGCGAATATCCGCCGCCAGATAGGTAAATTTACCTGGAAGGATGTCACACCAAAAGACGTGCTGCGCCGCACATCGCAGCCCTACTTGGATAGTCTAGTTGCGGCGGGTTACTTGACGCTGATTACAACCGCCCCGGCCGTCTGTTACCTCCTTGTTCGCGACAACGGTATCGAAGCGCCGCGCGTCCGTCGTGATGGTAGCGAAGTGACTCCCAACCAGACATGAGCATTAAGCCTTGGTATGCGCTGGCACTGTCATTGCGCCAACGCCCTCAGGGCAGTACGTTGACCTGGATTGCAGAGCAGGTCAGCGAGCAATGGAATGAGGCGGATTGGGGTAAGAAACCCAGTGATTTATATGGCGTTCTGTGGCGGTTTTTTGATCATAAATGTAGTGCAATCGACCAATTAAAAGGCCGTTATACCGGATCAAAGCTGCGCAGTTACAAGAACTACACCACGCGCACCAGCGAAGGTATGTATCCGTGGCAGGAAATCCACGCCGACGGCTGGAATACTCATTGCACCGCGCCGCATCCAAGAACAGGAGAGTTTGTCACTCATGAGGTATGGATTTTTCGCGATGTCGCAACTCGATTTCGTTGCCCACCCGGCTTGGGTCTTACTGAAAATTTCGATGTCATCACCAGCGGACTGAAAAACTGCATCCGCGTCGGCGGTGTGCCGGTGATCGTGCAGACCGATAGCACCAAAATCATCAAGGGTAGTGAGCGCTTTCAGTTTATTGCAGACCACGCAGGGTTCACTGTCGTGCATCCAGTTGAAGTAGGAAACAGTCAGGCGAATGGTATCGCCGAAAACGGCAATAAAGACCTTGATCGTGCCTGCCGCGATCTGGCTACCTATCAGGCAAAAGGCATGGATTCATTAACGCTAAAACGGGTTAAGAAAATCACTGCTGACATGGTTAAAGCCGCCGATGCCGGAGATGTAGAGCTGCGCGATAAGAAGAAAAAAGAGGCTGAAAAAGTCGGCAAAGGGATCGTATTTGGCAGTTATCAGGAGTTCGTAGATTGGATAAATGGCGTAGTCGATAAGCTGAATGACCGGCCGCATCCAAAATTACCCAAAATTCGTGATGAAGCGACTGGAAAACTGCGTCATCAAACGCCACGCGAAGCGCTGAAAGCCCATCTTGATAGCGGATGCACTCTCAGTGGCGCGTAGCTGCCGCTGGTCTTAAAACACTTGACCCACTTGTTATAGGTGCTGAGCGTTATCTGGCTGTCGGCGCGTTTTTTATCCCAGGCGTTTTCATAAGCCAGACGCAATATGCTATTCAGATTGCCGTTGGTATATTCAGTGTTCAGAAAGCTGATGGCCTTTTCGGCTGATCCGGCATATTCACGGATAAAATTAACGATCTTTGTTCGTGCCAGTTCGCAGGATTTTTGTTTGTCATTTAATGGTGCTGTACTGCCAGGCAGCGCCAGCTCACCGTTGGTGACGGACTTCGCAGCTGGAAGCTTTGCTTCAACAGTAGCATCGATCTCCGCGATTTCTTGCGTAACCCGCTGCTCAGAAATAAGCATTAGTACCGCTTTTGGCGGCTGATATTCCGTGCGCAGGCCGTTCTTTCCGCCCTTGCAGGAAACTTGGCGCGAAGTCCAGTTTTCAGACTGAGCGCGACCACGAACGCCTGGCTCGCTACCCGGCAACCCCGGCAACTTCATTGCAGCCAATTGCGCGGCGGAATACCATTGCTTATTCATTTTTTCACCTGCTCTGCCAGCCAGCCGGTGATATAAGCAGCCTCGGTCAGTGATACCGTTAATGTCAACATGACGATGCCTGGAGCCGGTGCTGCCGGTTCACTGGCGCTTTCAATCGGCACAGCGACTTCTTCTGCAATCTGCGGCTGCGTAGCCAGAGCGGTACGGTACGAAAGTGGCATAAAATATTCTGTTTTAATGCCTTTTTTACCGCCTTGCCCCCTGACTTGGCGCGTATCCCATTTTTCCTTTTGGGCGCGACACCTCATTCCACGATCGCTGGTCGGTAACCCCGGTAGCTTCATCGCAGCCAGTTGTTCGGCGCCATACCAGTTGTTCACACTGGCGCCACACAAGATAAGTTGGGCTGCGCGGTCCAGTTTTGCTGCTTTACGGCTACAACGCAGCAAGTGTCTTTCTTTGCGCCTTGCTGCCATGCGCTCACAGTGTTCCTCACTCTTGATTACTGGCATATACATTTCATTCCCCTTCCAATATCTTTTTTAATGCCTTTTCGCGACGTGCAAGTTCCATCTGTTGCTTCTTAATCTTGCCCATTTCGGCGTCCAGTGCCTCACGACCGACCATCACCTTGCAGCCCCTGACCGCGCCAATCCACTGGGTTAGTGCGTGACTTTCCAGTGCCACTTCCAGCGCAGGCAGGTATTCCAGCGGGAAGCGCCATTCGATGCGGCTTTGCGCCGTCCAGCTATCCAGCGAGTTCTTGCTGATATCGTCGCCAGTCAGCTCACTCATCCGCGCGGCGATTTCATTACGAGATAAGAGGCTATGCTTGAGCATTTCAGCGACCCGATGTGCCACCTGAACACCCAGCGCCAGCTCGCCATAATTGCGTGAGGCTTGCTGAGGGATATCAAACATGGCCGGGGCTGGGAACATGTCGGCAGTGAGCGGGTCGCGTTTCATGGTTATTTCATCCCTGAACGTTTACATTGCAACCAGTTTTAACGCTGGTATCATTAGGTTTCACGATTCGTTCTGCTTGACGCTTATATCTGCCGCGCCCCCGTTCGCCGCGTCCGCTTTTGGGTGTTCCATCCAGGTGATAACGGCTAGGCCAAATGGCTGAAACCGGCACGCCGAGCGTTTCAGCGATGATGCGCTCAGCCTTTGGCGCAGTGATATGCAAGCAGTTAATCAGCGCATTGCTCTTGTAGCCGAGAGATCGTGACAGGCTCATAAATGACCAGCCTTTCTTCTCCAATGCGGCTTTAACATCTGCTTTGTGCCAGTCTGTTTGAACTGAATTTTTTTTCATGTTTAACGTGCGTCTGTTTGTTGACATGGGCGAACTTTACAGCTTTGCTTTATAGCTTGTCAAGCTTTCTAGCTATATTTATCACGTTATTTTAATTATTTGTTTAATTTCAGTACATTAATACTTTCTTGCTCGGTTTATTGTTTCGAGCTTTACTTTTGGGCTATATAGAATGAACTCGAAAGCTAAAATCTGGTTTTCTGCGGGCGAACTTTCATTACTAGGAGGGGAGCGAGTCGCGGGCTTGCCGACAACTATGCCAGGCTGTACAGGGCGAGCTAAAAAAGAAGAGTGGTTATCGCGCGAAACCCCGTGTATGGGCGGTAAAGCAGGCATGCGCACCGAGTATCAGCCCCCGCCTCCCGTGCTGGCATTGATCCAGTCGTTCCTCGAAGCGAACCCCGACTTCTTAAACAAGCGCAAGCCCAGCCTGACACAACGATTGGCTGAGGGCTTCCCGAACACCATGGCTGCGCGCCTGGCTAAGGAGTTTTCTGGTAGCGCAGCAGCTCGCCTGGCTGAGGAATTCTCTGGTAGTACAGCCGCGCGTTTAGCCAGCGAGCGTCCTGACTCTGCGAGCGCAGGCGTAATGATGCATATGGCTGGAGTTTCAACCAGGACAATACCAGGCGTAGCCCAGGCAATTGATGAAAGCCTGCTTTCCGCCTGTCATGCCGCCTGCAGGGCTGTATATGGTGATAAGTTCGATGCTGAGTCAGCGGTAGTGCAGATGGGGTATGCCACCGATCTATATGGCTTGCTGGTGCGTTTCTGCGCATCAAATGAAAAAGACCTTGGGGAAATGAAACGCTTGGAAGTAAACGCCTTGATTGAGTTGCTGAGAATCTACGTTCGACTAAGTTGGGCTAGGAAATTTCCCCCTCCAGCACCAAATTCGTATTCTTTTTGACTGCGATGTAATTATTTAATGTGCATAACAGAATCTTTTGCAGCGAAAGATTTGAAACCTGTTTGTTCTGTGCCAAATCATGCGCAAAAATGATTGAATCCTGATCGTTTTTGCGTATTTCTGTGCCAAATCAATTTTTACTTCTGATTGCTTCTAAAGCCAGTGTTCGCGTGGCTTCCAGAGCTTTCTTTGATTCGTACTAACTGTGCCAATACGAACACTCCCCCACAGTAGCCTCAATGTCGACTGCTGTATAACCCTACTTCCGGCAGTTGACATCGTAAAACTAACCGCTAGAGTACGCGGCTATTGAGATTCAGGCTAACGGGGAGAATCACCAAATGGGTGAAGCCAAAAGACGCGCAAAGCAGTCCATCGTCAAACG